CACAGATATCTTGTTTTTCCAGTTACACTGGACATTATGAAATCACCATAGTGTTCTTTCCAATTCTTTTCAAATTGACTGTATAACCCGGAAGCTTCTAAACTTTCTAGACCTTTTAGATTTTCAGTAGTGATTTCAACTTCGAAATTGTTACCATCAGGTAAATCAACTGGTATCTTTTCAGTAAAATCAGGAACTATACTATGAAATTTCTTTAAATAATACTCGTAATTATGAGTCATTCTTTATCTCTCAATCGACTGTTCCAGACAAGTAGTCCAAGAACAATAAAATTTGATATAAAGACAAATGTAAGTACATCCATTAATACCTACCTCCTTTAGCTAACTTTCTTAATAAATACACACCAAGCTCTTCAGGCTGTTCTTTTATCCAATTCATAACCATTTGAAAATCGACTTCGTCTAAAGGGCCTTTTCTTGTATTACAGGTGCGACAAATTAATTGAAGATTACTTATAATACTAGGGCCACTTTTTTTCAAAGGTACAATATGGTCGCAAGCAATCGTACGGATATTAAGTATCTTTTCACAATACTTACACGGAGTTCCATATGACGAATAAAATATCGCATCAAGTTCTTCAGTAGTGATTATACAATCAACTCCTGCTAAATCTGAGCGTTTTTTTAATGACGATTTCAAAGATGAGATTTTTCTTCGCATCTTCTTATACGCTTGCTTCCAAAATGTTCTATGAACAGGTTCGAGAACTACCTGAAATTGAGCTTTGGTGATTTTTGCCATTAACTAATATTTTTAATATATAGTTCTTTAGGCGCACTTGCAAAATACTTAAATAACGCAGGACATAACCATATGTTACGACCTTCTTGGTCATCGTAATTGCTCCCATTTATAAGGTGGGTATCCTTTAATTCCAATTTAACATCATAATCTGGCAAAGGATATGCAGAAAATGTTATTGTACAGGAATTACTTTTACCACTCCACTTATCCATCCAATAGTTTGCTCCACCGATAAACGGTTCTCTGACTAATCCAGTAGTTGGGTCATCAAATGCAAACATACCGCCTTCTATTCTATAGGGCGCTATTGAAGTTACAGCATTACTATGCTGAGATAGAGTATTGAGCGAATTCGGAACCATTTGGTCTCTTAACCATTCTAGTATCAATATTGTACCCTTCTTTGTGTCTAAGTGTGTGAATTATAGCCGCCAGTCTCATTATACCCCAAGAATTTAACGCTGTCATAGGTGTTATTTTACCACCTGATAACAATGCGGCCTTGACGTAACTTTTTTGAGAATGTTGACGTATTGAAGTAAATTTAGCCATATTAGCTTCTCCTTACTCGTTTAACTTTTAAAATGTCGACTCCAAGAGGAAGATTTTTCCCTTCTTTATCGGCAGACATTGCATCAGCCCTAGCGGTTTTCTTATCAATTTTCTCGATAATTTCTACCGTTTTATACTTACTGTCGAGCTCTTCAGCGTTTATCAATACTGGGCCATATGATTCATATAACTTATATCGAGCGGTATCAGTCTGCCAAACACCTTGTTCATCTCCTACTTCTTCTATAACCATAGGTAACAATACTTGATTAAAGAATTCCTTTGTCCTCTCAGCGGCGTGCTTACGATTCTTAAGTCTTTCAATCTCGTCTTTATAGACTTCGATTTCAGTATCTATTAAACTTTCCTTACGGTTAACTTCAACTAGGAAGTGGTCTATTTTATCGACTTTAGACCTTAGTTGATGATGTAATACTTGAAGTGACTTTTCTAAGTCAAGTTTCCTTTCGTCATCTTGTTCAAGAATTATCTCCAACTCTGTGTCGATTGCTAATCCTATTAGCTCTTTTGTACTAGCCATACAGCCTCCTTAATAATGATAATCCACTACTGTTAGCCAGATTTGGTCATTACTATTTTGATTAGTTTCTTGAAGAAAATCATCAGGGTCAGTAGTAATCCACTTCCCCTTTAAATCGTCCCAAACTGTATCTTCACCATAGTCTATGTCATCAGCTGTTCTATCCCATCTGTCTACCATTTGCCAAGACTCTTCACATTGGTAAGTGAATCTTGAATCATCTTTTTGACTAAAGTATTTCCATAGACTTTCAGTAAGAGGCATACTATCACCTTCATAACCTTCACTTTGGTAAGAGTCTCTTAACCAAGGATGAGTAGAATCTGTCCCTGTTTTATGTTGCCACCATTGATTCAGTTCAGCTTGGTGTTTTTTGATAAAACCAGTAGGAACAAACAAATTCCAATCGTGACCTTTATGCTCTTCTGGCTCACCAAGAGTTTTTGCGAATTTTATACATTCTTTATAATCCGCATTATGTTCGTATTGTTCTAAACAACCCGACCATCTACCACCGATTACATACCAATCAGACGGGCCACTTGCCCATCTACCACCTTGGCTTGCAAATCCTTGGTCATCTAACCAGCTTACTACTTCATTACTAACAGTCTTGGAATTTATGTGTTCACTTTTGGCGTCTTGTGACGACGCTACTATCAAGCGATGGTGCATAATCTTCCCTCCGTAGTCTAAATGATGGTGTCCATTCTAGCTTTACGCCTTCAAACAAATCTCCATCACTGTTCTTAAACAAAGAAACGCTCTTAGCAGTACTGTTAGCTTCGCCTTCAATACCTACTACTTTTCGTGATGCGTTTTCTATTGCTCCAGAACCTTTACCAGCATACAAGTCTAATACTTGGTCTCTACTGTATGTTCTTGATATCTGAGATATCTGTATTATGATACAATCATAATTTACAGCTAGATTACTTAACTGGTGAGAGATGTACCTAATGGTTTCATACTCTCCTCGAATTCCTTTCGGAGGTTCGATAAGGTCAATATAATCAACAACTACGCAAGCGGGGTTAAGCTCTTTAACCTTCTCCTTAATTTGTTCTATTGTAGGAGATATAGTCTGGAAAACAATGTGTTGTAATTGCCCGTGATGAGCTTCATACAATGAATCATAATTTTCATTGACATAGTCCTTGTCTTTGCCGCTGATTATCTGAAGACTTCTTCTGTGCATATACCAACCACTTAATTCTAATGAAAGATAAAGTGTGGGTACCTGCCATTCAGTACGAATAATATCATACAAAGAGTCATAACCTAAAACAAGATTATGAGCCAATGTAGTTTTATTAGCACCTGTAGAACCAAATACAGTAACTAATTCACCGGGAAAGATAATAACATCTCTGTTTATACCTAAATTCCTTGCTAAATCAATTACTCTACCAGAGAAATCAGAAGTTAATCTTTCTCGCAGTTCTTTATGTAAATCATCACTTGTATGTACATCAATAAGATAATCTTTCCTATTATAATGTATGCAATGAGGTTTACAATACTCTTTCATTATGTTATCGTGACAACTGTATTTGTATCCAGCGTTATAGACAGCTTCAATCTTCTCGTGAACTACAGTTTCTTCTAATTGATTGTCATTCCAATACAATAAGGAAGCTTTAGTAGCATCTGAGGGAATACCGTTACGTCTAAAATGAGAAGCAATACGTAAAATAATATTGTTTCTATTGCCCTGACTGGGGCCATCTTTATACATTTGTTGTACACAAGGCACAATGTTTCGAGGTTCTACTACCGTTTTTAAAGCCCTTATCTTTGGTACTTCAGTGATAACGTGCTCTTCAAGCTCACCATCACCCCATAAGTCTGGATAATCATAATTAAGTCTTTGAGTTTCAGCTATCTTTAAGATTTCTTTTACTCCAAGACCCATTAGTTCTGTTATATCCAATGGAACTTTAAAATACCCACGTTTTTCATTTAAGGTATGTGGAAGGCGGTAGATGCCTGTCCTTTGATATACACTAGCATCAAGACCTTCAATTAAACTTGTCATAGTATTTTTTACTACAAAAGGAAGGTCTTTACTTGCGGGAAAATTAAATACCTCACCACTTAAGGCGATATGGTATCCAGTTCCACTAAAGTAAGGCTGAATTGCTCCGGCTTGAACTCCAAGTTGTTCTAATTCATATAAAATACCTTGTGCATTCTTTAAAGTGAAGGCATCTGAATTCTGCCCTTTGTCGATATCAATTAAGACTTCATCTATAAATCTAGTACCAAAGTAATTCTTTAGAGTACCATTTTTATTTACATAGTCTTTACCTTCTTCATCGTAAAGATACATACTACGATAAACAGGTTTTGTATCTCCTTCATCAAGGACATAGAGGTGCATTTCCTCTATTGGGATAAGGAGTCCCCTGTTGCGAGGACTCCCTATCGCTACTTCTACCCAGTGCAATTAGAATTGCTCTTTTAGAAGGATGTTTGGGTAGTGTTACCCCCTGTGGGGTTTGCTGTACCTGAGGGAGTTGGTGCAGTCCCATCGTATTCTTTTATTACGCCCTTTCCTTTACAGAAATCAATATATCCCTGAAAGTCCTTTTTATCATTGGGAGTATTACGAACCATTTTGGGTACTACACGAGTGTAGGCCTTTTGTTCCTTATCATTCCATTCTTTATAAAGATAAACGTGATAATCCATTGTTGGTTCTGCGGGAAAGACAGGAGCATAATGCTCTTCTAAATAACCTCTAATATCGTCAATGGGATTTCCATCCGCATCTTCGAAATCACCTTCTTTGGTTACTCCGCCTTGAAACCCAATAGCATCAAACAAGTAATACAACCGTCTCAGCAGTGTGCAATCCTTGATGTTGCCATCGGGCTCTGTGTCAAAACTACCAGCGATACTCATTGGCTGTTCGTATTGACTATTTTCTAGTTTAAGGTTAACAACGATATATACATCTGCCCAACCGAACTCATCTGCTCTGTCGTTAAATGATGAAATACCTGCATTTTGATAACCTAGATAACTACCGCCAGTAGCGGGCTGTGGTCTGAATATAGCCATATGCTATTACTCCTTTTCTGTTTTAAAACCAATAACTTCTTTAGCTATTGATTCATAGTTTAAGGGTAACGTCTTTTGTGCAAGAGGCTTAAGTCTACTGCCAACAGCTCTTTCATCGTATGAGAGAAAAGAAATATAATACTTTTCATCATCACGACTACCTGTAGTATAACCTACAACATCGGCTGAAGCGGTGAGACCATAAGCCAAACCACGTGGCAATTCTGGCATAAGTTGAACTTTGCCATCAGTAAGTGTACTTGTCTTACTGTGAACTACAAGCACAAGGTTTCCACCTTTCTGCTTAATTAGTTCTTGGAATCGCTTTACGACGTCGAGATGTTTCTTACGAGCTTTACCCCAATCGGCTCCCCATTGGCCTTCACCCATCTCATTTATACCAAGTTCATTTGTTACTACATCTTCAATCCAACGATTGACTTGACCTAGTGTATCAATGACTATAGTATCATATGGTAATGAGTCCCAATTCTCTTTAAGATATAGATATACCTCTATCAAAGAATAAGTTTCCAACGGTTGACCTTTATCAGGGCCTGAAC